CGCCAAGGTGTCGAGAAAGGCGCACACGTTGACGCCGCCCGCTTGGGCAGGGGTGATAACAGGCATGGGCGGTCACTTGATGGAAGAAAAGGCCCCGCACGAAGGGGCAAAGCGAAGCCCAGGCGGCAACGCATGAAATGGTAGCGGCGGCGGGAATCGAACCCGCTTTCTCCAGCTTATGAGACTGGCGACGTAACCAGTGGTCCACAGCCGCTAGAAACGCAAAAACCCCACCGGGTGACCGGCAGGGCTTTATGATGTGTGGCGGCTAGCGACATTGAGCGCCAGCCTAGAAACATAGTAGATCAGCCGTGGAGTTAATACAACATCTAGTGTTTCAAAGCTGTGCCAGCATCAACAAAGCCACCCTTGAAGGCTTAGCCGCATCTTTGAGCGCCTGACCATTCTTAAAAATCGGCACGCTTTTATGTTCGTTTCGGCTGCGTCGGTAGGTTTCTTTCTCCGTAACGCGGACGACCTCCACCTGAGTCAACTCGGCCATAGTGGTAAGCGAGCCCATTTGCAGCATGCGCGAGTAGATGGGCAAGTGCTGGGCAATAAAGTCATAGGGCTTCGCCCATGGGGCTTTCTGCTGAGTGGGCATCGGGTACAGCTTGGCAGCACGGATCAGCACCGCCAAGCGGGCACGCGGACGCAGGCGAGCGCTTTCTAGCCACTCTCTCGCAAACTCATGGCCGGAATGAATCCGGCAGCCGCGCTCATAGGCAATGGCCAACGGCTCGGTGGCAGCGGTGCCGCCTCCGGGTTGCTCTCCAACGGTCGCGGCAGAGCTGAACGGTTGATAACCGGGGTTTTCATGCCAGTGCCACGTTAGGCGCTCCACTTCCATATCCAGCACACGATCCACAAACACCCGCGCTGCTTCTGGGTCATGCTCTGGATGGCTACTGCGCGCCAGCTCTCGCAGCTCACGAATACCCATACGCTCATAGTTACGCGCCATGCTCACCTCTTTCATCAATGCCATGCCCATTAGCCCTTTCTCCACTCAGTACCGCTGCTCATTACCTGCCGTTCACCCACCACCTGCGTGCGAGGCCAGCTCGCGTACTCCCTTAGCACCGCCTTGGCTTCATCGATACCCCGCGCCAGCACTGCGCAATAGCCCTCATACTCGCTGCCTTCCAGCCACGTGAATTGGCTATCGCTCAGATCGGCATCGCGGGGCGGGGTCGCTTTAAACTCCAGATAGAGACCGTGCCAGCCGCCACGCGCTTGACGCACCGGAAGATCGGAAACGCCCGCCTTAGCGCCCTGCCGCTTCATCGCCACCGCCGTCTTGAAACTGCGAACGCCGCCGTTCGGTACATGATAAATGGCGTCGAACAGCTCCCCGACCGGCTGGCCGCGCATCTTCTCGCCTTGTAGCCAGCGAATCACCACGGCCTGTTCGCGGCCCTCCCAATCCACCGGTTTTTTACGGGGCGTGCCGTCTGCCTTTGGCTTAGGTGCGCGGCGCTTGCTGGCGGGTAGTCCGCGAACGGTCATAGGTCTAGCTCCTGGTTTTTATCCCACACGGCAAACCGACGGGCGATTTGATGAAGTGAGGCCGCCGCTACTGGGTCAGTGGCTAAGCGCCCCAGGCTTTCCACCTCGCACTGATCCTCAATCCAGCGGCGGGCGGTGTAATGGCTGTGTGGCCACCCGCTATCCAGCGCATCGATAGCATCCAGCCATTCACAAAAGCGGTTATCGTCTGCCAGCGCCTTGGCGTGGTCTTCTATTGGGTGTGCGTTCTCGGTCATTTTCGGCCCCTTAGCTTTTCAAGCTCCATGCAGATAAATCCCATGCCCACCAGCAGCACACCTGCCGCGCTTTGCAAACCAGCGCCTTCTAAATCAATCACACGCATAACGATAGATAACGCCACATGTCCAGCAGCGGCGCAGATCAATGCAGTCGAATTCTTCACGCCCCACCCCCTACCACACGATCATTCAACCGTTCCTGCCGCTCCCAGCGCTGGTAATCGGCAATCACACGCTTCAGCATCGCCCGCGCTTGGTCGTTATGGTCCAGCTCTGCACGGCTCTGGATACCACAAGCCTTGCGTAGCCACCGTGTAGCGCCAGCCAACTGGTGCGTGCCGTTTGGGTACTGCTCAGGCGTCAGGTGATGCTTAGCGCGCCAGCGGTAATCCAGATACAGCCCAAAGCGCTTGTTCTGGCACAGCATCGCCGCACGGCGGGCCTGCTGACCTCCCTTTTGCACCTTATCCATCGCTTTGCTCTCCTTGATCGTCCATACCCTCAACACTGCGGCAAAAAACCGTCACGGCACACGCGACGACGAGAAACACGCCGAACAGCATGCCCAGCAGGAACCATGTCACGCCGTCCATCGGGCACCCCCTCGCTGCTTACGGCGCAGGCAGTGCTTGCACGCGGGTAATGGCTCGCGCGTGCCGGGGTCGCGGAATTCGCTGGGCGGCTTGCGGTACTGGCACTCTGGGCATTTGGGTTGCTGGTAGGCTTGGCGCGTCATTCGGCACCCCCTAACGCCACCAGCTGCTGCGCGGTTTCCATCAGCCAATGCAGATCACGCCACGCGTCCGGCTCGCCTTGCTCATGGGCCTGCTTGGCCTGGGCCAGTAGCGTGGCGTTCATAGCTGCGCAGCGGTTGAGCAGGTCATCAGGTAGCGTTGTGCCGTTGCGCTCTACCGTGGCGCTAAACTCTTGGTCCTCTGCCTCCTGAAACGCCTTGGTTTCGCAATCGCTGCAACTGCTCTCTAGGAACTCCACCTCATCAGGGGTGGGTACGGCCTTGCACTCATCGCAGTGCTTGGGCTGCTCTTCCTCCTTTGGCGCTGCTACCGACACCTCCTCACCCAGCGCCCGCTCTCCCTCACGCGTCGGCAGCCAGGCCTCATCCCCAAACACCACCAGCCCGCGCTTTTTGAGGGCCATTAGCACGTCAACGATCCGCGCTTTTTGCTTGGTATCCTTAACGCTCATGCCGACATGAACGATGGAGGTTTTAGCACCACGGCGGGTCTGGCGGTGCTCGTCGCAAATCAGCGCTAACACCTGGTGTTCTACGTTACTCAGCGGCATGGGTAGCACCTCCGGTCACGTAATAGCTCTCCAGCAAAGGCACGGCGGGCAGTTCACACTCCCCATGCGTGGTGAGGCGGTAGCCCGTGATCGTGCGGGCCACAAACTGCTGCTCGCATAGCTCGTCACAGGCAACGCGCACCTGGTGCAACGAAACGGGCAGCTTGTAGGCCTGCGCCAGCGTAGCGAGGTGCTGGGCATCACAAGAAGATGAGCGCGCCAGCAGGCGCAGGACGATGTTTTGATGATCGATGGGTTTTAGGATGCTCATGCCGCACACTCCAAGCCGATCAACGTGACAAGCTCAACAAAGCGAGCGCGGTACCAGTGCGGTTGCGTCTCCCTCGGGGATTGCGGGCTGACGACATTCTTTCCGTAGGCCAAGCCTTCATTGGCAATGCACCAGAAGCGCTTTTCTTTGCCGCCTGACGACTTACGGCGGCGCTGTTCTAACAGGCCGATCTGACGCAAGCGCTCATTGAAGGCGGCGGCGGTGCATTTAACGCCATACTCACGCAGAAGCTGGGTAGCGCTAGCGGTATCCATCGCGCCCACATGACCAGGGGCGCTATCTTCGGTGTAGTCGGGCAAAAAGCTGGTATCGGCACCGGTGGCCTTGCCTGCCTTTTGGAGCATGACGACCTTGCCGGAATCGGAAGGGCGTAAAACGGTAATGGCGAGCTCACACAGCGCCATGGTGGCGGGAATGCTGGGTTGATTAGCTAACGGCTTGGCGGTGCCACTTTCCAAGTCATACCAGCGCTTGATAACCGCAGCGCGGCGCTTAACGTCATAGCCGGTGACCAACACTTCGGTGTGGTATCGGTCGAGCAGATACTCGGTCTGGCGTCTGTTCTGGGCGTCTATATAGATGCCGCCAAAATTGGATACATCTTCATCGAGCTGACCCAGCATAATCTCAATATCACGCTTAACATGGTGATGCGCCTTCCCAGTCAGCTCCGCTATCTCACGGCTACTCATGGTCACGCTTTGGCTTTTCAATATCGGGTTCATAGCTAACGTGCTCCTATGCTCGTTAAATACGGTTAAAGGCCGCCAAGCGGACGGGGTAGGTGTTGTTTGGGTGCCGCTTATCCATCGCCTCTTTTGCAAGCTGCTGCGCTTTATCCAGCAGGAAACCTCTTGGCGCAGGGAGCCAGCTTTTTGTAGAGAAAGTGCCGTGCTGCCAGCTCTCTTGACTGCTGTCTGCGCGATAGCGCGACGCTGAATAAAAATAGTGGCGTGTAATCATGGTTAACGACCTCCCAGGGCAGCGCGTAGCGAGCGCATGCCTTGCTCTGAATTCATACGGGGCGGTATGCCCGCCGCTTCCACTTGGTGCTGTGCGGCTTCGCGGCTGGCGCGCTCTGCCAATTCGGCGCGGCTCAACTGGCTGTCGTGGCCGATCAATGTGCGCGCTTGCAGCTGCTCCCCTGCCATCACCCGGTTGACCAGCGCCGCGTACTCGGTACGAAACGTGCGTTCCAGCTTGCTGGTGTGGGTACCACTGCTGCCGTGGGTCAGATCCCACCAGCCCACGGCCTGGCCTGCCATGCGCACCGCTTCATGGCTCCAGCGGTGGCGGCTAGGCTGGTGAGCATTCGCGGTGGCTTCGCGCCATGCCTGCGCTTCGCTGGGCAACCCCAGGTCTTCCGGTTTCGGCTGGCACATCGCCGCAAACGCCAGCGGCGTGGGTGGCCATGCCTCGCTACTCTGGCGGGCGGCGTCTTGGATCTGCTGGCGCACACGGCGCAGGCCGATACCCAGCTGCCCGGGCGCCAGCGGTTGCAGCTCTGCCAGCCACGCACCGGTTTCATCAAACGCGCCCCACTGGCTAGCGAATTTGGAGCCGTACAGCTCGCCCAAGGCGTTGAACAGTTCGTCCACCTCAGCCGCCGTGATGCGCGGGGTACCATTCGCCGTCGAACGTGTCTCCCGCTCCTGGCGGCGCTGTTCCTTGCGAGGCGGCTCTCGCCTCTTGAGCGGTGAGACGGCGTTTTGGAGTGCTGCTGCGGCGGTTTGCATGGGCGTTGCCTCCGGTGGTGGTCAGGGCGGTTTGCTGGCGCTTGGCGTTCTCAGCGACCCAGCGCACAAAGCGGCGGGTCCAGTCGGCATGGGTGGCGGTGCGGGCTGGCTGGGCAGCGAAGTGCTCACGAAAATCCAGCAGCGCATCGTGAACGTTGGCATCCGGCGTCAGCCCACGCTGCCAGCAGGCAGTGGCGTAGGTTTCCGGCTCCGGTTCCCATTCCAGCGTCATCGCGGTTTTGCGGGGTTGGGTCAGGTCGGCGGCAGCGGGTTCGCCGTCGTCGGCTTGCTGGGCGGCACGTTCGAACACGTTTTGCGGCAAATGCGAATCGCGCTCGCCAGAGTGAGAGGGGGTTAGTGGTAGAGTCTTATTGGTAGAGTCAAGGGGTGACACAGGTGACACCCTCCCCCTGTCACCTGTGACACCCTCCCCTGTCAAATTGTCACCCTCTGAGGGTGTCAGGTTGTCACCCTCCCCTTCACAGCCAGATATAGAGGGGGTGTCAGATTGACACCCTGCAAACTGGCCATCGACGGCCAGGAAATAACGGTTGCTCATCTGCCTGCCGTTCATCGCTTGGCGGCTTTCCACTTTCACCAAGCCATGCTTTTTCAGCAGGTCGATAGCGCGCTGAACGCTACGTACCGAACAGCCCATTTCCAGCGCCATGGTGTTGATAGACGGCCAGCTAGCGTGCTGCTCGTCGGCATAGTCCGCCAGCAGCATGAGCGCCAGCCTTGCAGGGGCTTTCACTGAGTCAGGCAGTGTTTTGAGTGACTGGCGCGCCCAGTGCATAGCATGAAGACTCATACCCACACCTCACAAATACCTGTACACACAAACAGACCAGCGCCGTGGGCTGTGCTGTTATGCGTGGCTGCATATACTGGAATCATTGAGACGCCGCCTCGTCAGCATGCGGCTGAACAAAGACAGACGGGCATAGTTGAGCAGCAGTGAACTTGCCTTCTGTTAACTTCTCGGCTCGAAGAGCCACAGCAGGAGACATGCCATGCTTTCCACGTACCCAGTTGGAAACAGCCCCCTGGTTAACGTTGAGAGCCTCTGCAGTTTGGATTTGGCCGCCAAAATGGCTAACAAGGCTTTTGAATACGGTTCTCATCGGTCGCCCTCTTATGCGAATGCTCATAGAATAGACCATGCGCAAACTCATTTGCAACGCTATGAGGGCGCGCATAATAATTCAGCTATGGAACTCAAAGACCGAATCAGGCTGGCGCGCAAGCAGGCAAAGCTGAGTCAAGTACAAGCAGCCGAAAAAGCGGGCATCGACCAAGCCACCATTTCAAACCTGGAGCGCGGCAGGCACCACAGCTCCACGCATCTGCTGAAAATCGCGGACGCTTTAGGCGTGAGCTACCGTTGGCTCACCACAGGCCTAGGCGATATGCACGGAGTGGAAGACGAGCGCGCCAGCTACATTACAAATACAAGCCCTACGGCGCAGCCTATCAGGCACTATCAGTACCCGGTCATATCAGGCGTGCAAGCAGGGAAGTTTGGAGAATGCGTTGTGCCCTACCCTTCAGGCATGGAGGATCGCCACGAGATAACCGACTACGCAGCCAAAGGCGCGGCGTTCTGGCTTGAGGTGACTGGCGACTCAATGACAGCACCCCCAGGTGTTTCACCCAGCATTCCCGAAGGATCTCTGGTGCTCGTTGACACAGGCATAGAGCCAACACCAGGACGCCTAGTGGTTGCCCAGCTCGATGAGAGCAACGAAGCCACATTTAAAAAGCTCATCATCGACGGTGGGCAGAAGTACCTAAAGGCGCTCAATCCCGCCTACCCCCTCATTCCTATCAACGGCAACTGTCGTATTATTGGCGTGGCCGTTAAGTCTCAAATGACGCTGTAATCACGCCTGTTAATTTTTTCTACCGCTAAGTAGCCCGCCACTTGGCGGTTTTTTTGTGCCCTCATAAAAAATATGAGCTTTCGCATTGACAGATATTATGAGCTTTCGCATACTTAAATTCATAACACATGAGTTGCAAGGGGAAAGCAATGCAAATCACACAAGGCAACTGGCAAGCGACCATCAATCCAGAGCGCGGCAGCTTAGGCCTTACCCGCACTCAAGCGGTCGACATCATGCTGCTGGCGGCGGGCAACACCTATAAAGAGATTGCCAAGGCCACAGGGCGCTCACCGGAAACCGTTCACGGCAGCCTTAAGAAGGCCTACCACAAGCTGAGCGTTTACAAAGCCGCTGGCGCAGTCGCCGAAGCCATGCGCCGTGGCTGGATCGCCCCGCTACTGGTCGCGCTTATGGTCAGCGGCATCAACCCCGATACCGAAGCCATGCGCCACCGCCCACCGGTACGAACGCGCCAGCAGGTCAGCGCCAGCCGCACCGTGGCCCGTCGTGACGTAGGGAGTGTGTACGCATGAGCCTACAAGCCCCCAAAACTATCACCGAAGTATTCACGGCTAACCGCATCAACACAGGCTTCGTTTGCACGCTGCTGCAATGCCAAGAGCTGGCGCTGGCCGTCAACCTGCAGGGCCGCTGGGCCGTGATGCTCGAAACCAGCCAGCACGGCATTTTCTGCGAAACCTGGGACGCCAAGCACAACGCGCAGCACTTTAGCCACGTTCGCTTGGACTGCTTCTACTCAAAGCCCGATTTCGCCATCGAGGAAATCATCGACATCGCTGAACACCTCACCACGCTGCTGGATAACAGCGCAGGCGGTGCCCAATGAGCGACCTACACACCCCCTGCCGTTTCATCGTGAAGCATTGGCAACTGCTGGCCATGCAAGACGGCTACACGCTTCATACCACCGTCATCGAAGCGGTGCCGGTGGAAGGCGGTTACCTGCCCGCGTTCGTCGGCAAACGTGATACCCGCGTCGTGGTGCAGATGGCAACACCGCTGCCCACACAACAAGCCGCCCGTAACAGCCTGCGCGATGTGCTGTGGGGTGCGCACGTAGAGAAGCGTATCAACCTGGAACCACACCCGCTCACCGCCACTGAGGAGCAAGCCGCATGAACAAACAAGCCACCAAATTACTCTGGGCCGCATTTCTGTTCGTCGCGCTGCTCGTCATGGGCCAGCTATCGAAAAGCGAAGCGCAGGAAGAGGCCGAATGGCTGACCGCCTACTGCACCGATGCCGCCATCTGGGCAGCAGAGGAAGCCCGCGGCGTGCCGCTCAACCAGCGCACGGGCCAGCCGGACTACAAAGGCATTGCCGAAGAGCAGTGCCCAGGCATGCGCCCAGCAGCGCCAGCAGTGAACCGTCAAGGATTCCTTGACAGCTCAACCGACTACGCCCAGCCACCCGTTCAGATTGTTCAGTTTTGAGGTGCCCATGATCACCCCGATCCCGCTATCCGATTACAAAACCGCTGTGCTTGAAGCAATCGAAGAGCAAGAAGAAGAGTGCACAGAATGTGAAGGTGAAGGCATTTGCCCTTGCTGTGATCGTGAATGCAAAGCCTGCGATGGCTTCGGCACCAAGGAAAAAGAGCTCAGCGACACCGAAATTCACGCCATGTATTTCAACGCCGTGATGGTGAGCCTCAAAAAACTCTGCGCCTACTCCAGCCGCCACGACTTCCTGACCGAAGCGGGCGACTTCATTAAGCACCACGGCAGGCCAGATATGCGGTGCGTTTGGTTGAGCGCCCACGACTGCCGCGAAGCGAGCTTTATCACTCAGCCCAATATCACCGTTCACTGAGGCCACCAATGTTCGACCAAGCCGCTTTCGACCGAATTTTCAAACAGCCAGCGCCAGCAACAACCAACCAGCCGCCCAAGCGCGAACAGTAAGGAACTGAGTCATGACCCTAATCAAAAACGCCATCGTCCTAAAAGCCCTACTGCCTGACGTTGCCCTGCTGCGCCAGCAGCTTGAAGCCGCTGAGAACGGCGAGATTGCAGAGACGGAATTCCGCCGTGATGCGTTCGTGCCAGCCGCTCCCGGTGAAATGGTGGCTGAGTTTCCATCTGGCTTTGCGCTGTGCCTGCGTCGCCAAGAGAAAATCGTCCCAAGCGGCACCATAAACGAGGCCGTTTTCAACCGCGCTACCGAGATTGAGCAAGAGCGCGGCGAACCGCTTACCCACGAAGAAAACGAAGCGCTTTACGCCGATGTCGCGGTGGAGATCTATAAAAAGGCGTTTGTGAAAACGCGCTACGTGCAAGCCTTCTATCACATCGAAAGCGAGTTCCTATTCATCAACACCACCTCAACGGGTGATGTTGACCGCTTCATGGGAACGCTGGTGAAGGTGGCCGGAAAGGTGCAGACCGTCACCATCCATATCAGCGGCGTTAAAAACGGCGTGACCACCCGCCTACAGCGCTTAATTGAAGCGGGCTCTGCAAGTGAAGACCTACCTTTTGGCCGCCTGGAAGCTGACGACATGGCGCGCCTGCGCCGCAAGATGGCCCCTGGCGAGCCGGTAGAGGTCGTTACCTACAAAGGCACATGGCTGGCCAGCAACGATGAATTGCTACACCAGTTGAGCGATGGCTTTGAAGTGGAAGAGATCGGCCTCACCTTCCCGCCTGCCGCGATGTCGTTTCGCCTTACCCACCAGTTCCGCTTCAAGGGCATCGACTTTGCTCCCCAGGAGCGAGACCTATACGACGAAAGCAACGAAAGCGACGGCGCGCACGATTGGCGCATGAACGCGATGCGGGAAGTGGAAGGCATGGTGGCCGTGGTGCGTGAGCTGTGCGAGCTCATGGACTACGAACAGCCCGTACTGGAAGCCGTCTCCGACGACGCCGAAGAGCAGGAGCCCAAGGCATGAACCCGCTCCCTCAACCACCACAAGGGCTGGCAATGCCCTTCTCGTTACGCGACTTGGAGCAGCACATCACGCTGCGCAATGCGGGGGAAGTGGGTGCTAACCCCAGCCGCCTAGCCGATATATCGCTGCGGCTGTGGATACGCCGCCGGATCGTCAAAGCCGCTACCCGCCGCTGCCCCACTTACGGCATCCCGCGTTACGTGCGCGCTCATAACCGCTTTTAACCGCTCATAACCAGCTGTCAAGGAATCCTTGACAGCTCAACCAGACAGGAGCCGCCCCATGGCCGCACAGAAAATTATGGACATCACCGTTAAGACCGGCGAATACCAAGACCCGCAAACCGGCATGACCAAAGGCCGCTATCAGAACGTAGGCAGCTTGATGGTGGGCGACGATGGCCGCCAGTTCATCATCCTAGAGCGTTGGTTCAACCCAGCGGGAGTGCCCAACCCGCAGAACCGGCCTAGCGTCATCCTCTCGCTGTTTGAGCCAAACGGCCAGCCAGCGCCAGCGCAGCAGCCGCCCCAGCAAGGCTACGGCCAGCAAGCGCCTCAGCAGGGTTACCCCAACGCCCACGGCGGCTACCGAGGCTAAGGAGCGGCAGTCATGAAAATCACACCCCGCGATCCGGTCATCACCAAAGACCCCGGCACCGGCGAAAAGGTCACGCTCATGGAGCTGTCAGAGCGCTACGGCGTCAGCCGCGCGACCATTTACAGCCGCTACCTCAGCGGCAAACGCGGCCGCGATCTGGTAGCAACACCCAATCGAGGCAGCTTGAGCGAAGCGGAGAAAGATAAGCAGCACCAGCGCCAGCGCCAGGCGTACATCGAGCAAGCCAAGCGCTCACCGCTGGCCAAACCGCTGAACCATATTGCGGATGTCAGCAAAATGATGGGAGGAAGCCAGCATGTCTAAAGCAATTATCAAAGCCTTTGAAGAGCGCCTTCGGCAGATCAATGAGGAGGGCTTTACTGCTGAGCATGACGACGCTTACACGCAAGGCCAGCTAGCAAGCGCTGCCGAATGCTATGCCAGAACAGTCTTCTGGAGTCACATTGCCCCAGGTGTTACTCCTCCTATCCCGCTCTATTGGCCTTTTGATGAGGCATGGTGGAAACCCAGCACCGACCCCCAGCGCAACATCATCAAAGCCATGGCGCTACTGGCGGCTGAATACGACCGCATCGAGCGCGCCAAAGCGGTCGATGAACTGCCTAGAGAAAAAACGGTTTGGTCGAATAACGATGAAGAGTTCAACCACGAAGACCTGCACGAACTGATCTCTGATAAAGACCTAGAGGCTGGCGATACCGTCTACGTAGGCGAAGCGATCAAGCACCAGCCTAGCGCCTTTGCTGTACGTACTGCGCTTGGCGTCATTGAGGGCATGCAGGACAAGGCACACGACTTTGCAGACGAAGCGAGTGAAGGCTTTACCGACTGCACCAAGCCCCAAATTGAACTACTGCAAGGGCTGATCGACGCCTGGGCAGATGCCACGCTGACCGTAGAGTTTTACGGCATCACCGGCGTTCAGCAGTACATCGTGACTGCCGAAGACGTGGAGGCCAGCCAGTGAACTACCAACAACCCGGCGTAGAGCCCTTCATGCGCTCGCCCAAAGCGTGCGTTAGCTGCCAGAGCTACGAGCACCAGGGCTTTGATGAAGACAAGCACTGCCCTTTTCAGCAGCGCTCAAGTTTGCAGGCCAAGCCCAGCCGCACACCCTACGGCCAATGCAGCCGCCACGGTGTGCAGGTGTTCGCTACGCAGATCTGCAACGCCCACGCGCCAGATTTACATATCAAGTGCTTCGATGTAATCAATCGGCCTGAGCCGCGGGAAGTTATTCAGGAGGCTATGTCGGTATGAGCATGGATCCACTGTACACCGATGCGCTGAAAGAGCTTGAAGAAGTGAAAGCTGAGCGCGACGAATACCGCGACCACCTAGCCGCCATCGCTGAGATGACCGGCAACGCGGTCGATATTGGCGCAGCGCATGAAGGGGTGAATGCCCTAGTAGAGGATCTCGCAAGGCATAAGCGCATGTTCGCCGCTGCTTGTGAAACGCTGGGTGAAATTCAGCAGGCGTTGGGCAATAGCATAGTGGGAATTGAGCCAGTACTGGTTAAAGAACTGATCGAAGAGCGCGATGCGCTGGCAGCGCATGTTGACCGTTTGAAAAGCGCTCTCGATAACATCCTGAGCGAAGTGGGAACACACAGCCATGACGACCTCAGCGATGATGAGCGCAAGGCCTTATCCGCGCTGGAAGCCACACCAGCCACCAGCCTAGCCCGCCGCGATGTGCTCAAGCATGCGGAAGCGCTAGAAGAGGCCGCGGCGGATACCGTTCCAGCAATGCACAAAATGAAGCACTGGCTGCTCAGTCGTGCGAATGACCTGCGCCAGCAAGCCGAGGGCCATCAATGACCCAGCTACCCAAGCCCACCCACACCCACCGTGAAAGCGGTGGGCGTTATGGACAGGTGACCACTTACTGGGGCGTCGGGCCTTTGGAAGGTCAGCAATTCGTAGTCTACCAGGACCTGGATCGCGTCACCGAAAGCCTCACCACAATGGATGATTGGGCCACTAACTGGCAGGCGATAGAGCCCGACGATTGCCCCGTGTGCCTGGGCACAGGTCACGACCAAATCAAAGGCAACAAGGACAAACCCTGCGGCGGGTGCTACGGCCTAGGCAAAGTGCTGGTAAACGGCGAACGTCCCGCAGATCTATGGGAACTCGCCACGGTGGCCACCGGCATTATTGAGCGCCAGCAGGCAGAGCTACACCAACTGCGCCAGATCGCCAACAACCCGGCCGTGCAAGGGCTGCTCGATCAGCAACGCCAGCAGGTGATAACCGATAGCGTCGGGCGACAATACCAGGAATGGAGCGACGGCCACGGCCACGGCCCCGGTGGACAGCGGTATACAGGAGACTAACGACATGGCGAAACTACTACCAATGAAAGCCGTTAGCGAGCGAGTGGGCTATAGCGAAAGCAAGCTCTACGCCATGATTCGTGAAGGAGAGTTCCCGCCAGGGCGCAAGCTGGCCACTGGCGGGGTGCGGTGGCTAGAGTCAGACGTGGATGAATGGATCATGCACGCATTCTCGCAGGCACCAGAGGCGCGTCTGCGCCTTGCATGAGCGCTTCAATGTAGTCGCTGTACCACTGCAACATTTCCCGCCGCTCTTTTAGATAGTCCGCATGGTTGTAAGCAGCGCGCACCTTGTCTCCGGGCATGTGCGCCAGCTGCTTTTCAATCAGATCCCCGCGCCAGCCATGCTCATTCAGCAGTGTCGACGCGGTTGAACGAAAGCCATGGCCGCTAAACCTGCCCGCCCAGCCCATCCGCTCTAACGCCTTGTTGATGGTGGTTGCACTTAACGGCTTGCCAGGATGCCGGTAGGACGGAAACATTAGGGCCATGTGCCCGGTGTAACCGTGCAACTCCTGCAGCAGCGTCACCACCTGCTTTGATAGCGGCACCACATGCGGGCGCCGCATCTTCATGCGCTCAGCGGGAACCCGCCACTCTGCCCGCATGAAATCGACTTCGTCCCAGCGGCCTTGCCGAAGCTCTCCTGTTCGCAACATAGTGCGCATTAGTACGTGCATGGCAATGGCATTGATACGCCAGCCCCCACGGGTATCTATCTGGTTAGCTAGCTCGGTGAGATCCTCGGCACTGAGTGAACGGCTGTGCTGAACCGGTGGCCGCTGTACAGCCCCTTCAATGGGTGCGGCTGGATCGTGGTCAGCACGCAATGTGCTAGCGGCATAGCGGTAGATCTGCGCCACCCACTGACGAATCAGCATGGCCACCGAAGGCGCGCCACGCGCTTCGATTTTTTGCACCAGGCGCAAAACGTCAGCAGGCGTTATCTGGCGGATGTTCTTTGAGCCAAAGGCGGGTCGCATTTCACGCTCAATGCCTTTTCGTACTTGTGACGCATAGTGATCGGTCCAGCGGGGAGAGTGCTTTTCCCACCACTCAATAGCAATGGCGTCGAAAGAGTCCTCCTGACTGCGCTTTGATCGGTCGCGTTCTTCCTGCTGCAGCGCCTTAGGATCGATACCCTGAGCAGCATTATGTTTAACCTCGTCTCGCTGCTTTCGCGCTTCTTTGAGGGTCACTTGCGGGTACTGCCCGGGCGTGTAGAGGTTCTCTTTACCGTGCAGAAAATAGCGGACGCGCCAGTACTTCTTACCACTGGGGCGAACGTCGAGGTAGAGGCCGTCACTATCAGGGATACGGTAGGGCTTATCGGCAGGCGCGGCCTTGCGTGCTTTGGTATCTGAGATCGGCACCTGGGTAACGCTCTCGGCAAATGAGTGTACTGATAGTGTTACCCAGGATATTACCCAGGTCTAGGCCTAATTGAGGTGGAGTACTATGGAGCGATATACAGAGTTGGCGGGGCGTTACGGGAGGGAGCGCGCAGGCTGTGGAGTTATATACAGTACTATACAGTGTGATAGTGATTATCCAGCATCAACACCCGTTGCACTGCCTGCGCTTGCGCCATCGCCCCGCTTACTCCATCACATAAATAAAACCGCACAGGCGAGATGATACCCCAACCCAGACGCTCCTTGCAGGGGCAGTGCGCGCTTAGTGGGGCTGCGGCACTGCTGCCCGCTCCAGTCGGCAGGCGGCGTACTTGAACTCGGGTATTTTACCGTAGGGGTCCAGGGCCGGGTTGGTGAGCAGATTGGCGGCGGCCTCGGCGTAGGCAAACGGCACAAACACCATCCCATCGGGGATTTTATCGTCCACTCGGGCGGTCAGCGTGATTGTGCCTCGCCGCGTGGTAATAGTGAGCTTCTCGCCCGGTACTACCCCCAGACGGTTGAGCTCGCCCGGTGAGAGGCTGGCGACCGCTTCTGGCTCTAGGGCGTCGAGCACCTGGGCACGCCGCGTCATGGAGCCCGTATGCCAATGCTCCAACTGGCGACCGGTGGTCA